AAAACTTAATAAATTAATCACTCACTAAAACAACAAGTATGAAAATTAGAATCCTTAGTCCTGAACTATTTGTTCAGCATCGTAATCAAATAGGTATGATCCTATTCACCAATGAACAAAATGTTTATGTAAACTTCTTCACTGGAGATAATGAACATAAAAAAGTACACCGTAATGAATTAGGTTCACCAAGTATGTCAGACTTGGAAGTTGAACTAATATCAAATGATTCATTAAGACACTTAGCTTCTGACAATGATTGTATAGAGGTAAGCCATCAAGATAGCTTTGACTATATAAAGTATGCATCATCACATAATTAACACTAATCTTAAATTTAAATCAAATGAAAAAGAAATTGCTTTACTTAATGTTACTTCTATTCATAGTAGGACCAATATTACAGTCTTGTGGATCATCTAAACGTGGATGTAAGAACATGAGAAAATATCGTAAATACTCTTATCAACCAGTTCAACCGTTAAATATTAATCAATTGTATAAACTGTCTTGATAAAAAAGAACAAGGTTATCAGTAATGGTAACCTTTTAAAAAACAGTTAGAATTATAAACCACTTAATAAAACTCAATCATGAAAAATCTTATTCAATCTTTAATTAAAATACTTTACGTAGTAATATTACCATGTCTTGGTACTGGTAGTATAGTTTATTATCTTTATGCTTATGATTATACTGCACCTTTATTGGGTGCATCGTTATTATTATTGTTCTGTGTATGGTTTAATGCTTTCTTTTATATGAGAAAGCTTAGTCAAACAAGAATGTTTCCTTCAGTGAAGGTAGAAGTAATGCCAATAGTTGGTTTTGCAATAGGTGTAGACCTACAAAGAGCACAGTGGATATTAGTATTACCATTTGTGTGTATAGATTTTAACTCAAAAAATGTAAATAAATTTTAACCTAAAGAATGTAAAATGAAAGATATAAAATATAGTAAAAACGTATTAAAACTACAACTTATCACATTAGCTTTATTGTTATGTGCTCTTGTAGCATCAAGCCAAAATTATACAGGTGTATCCATTGAGGGTACATTTGCACCTTATGAAGGTTATGAAAGAACAAATTTAGACGCATACTCTGAATGGTTAATATCACATCCATTAAAAGAAAGTAATCAAGTGTTGTATTACAATGGTTCGTTAAAAGAAAACCGTAGTATATATGCTGCTGTGTTTAATTATGAAATAGGTGATAGAGATTTACATCAATGTGCTGATGCTGCTATTTATCTTAGAGCAAGTTATAACTATTCAAATAAGTTTTATGATAGATTAGAATTCACCTTTACAAATGGTGTTACCTCGTCTTATACAGAATACTTACTTGGTTATAATTATGTTGAAATGAATGGTGGTAGAGACCTAATAAAAAAAAGAGGAAAGTCAAGAAAAAATAATTGTAAGAATTTTAGAAAATGGTTAAGCCTTGTATGGAATTATGCTGGTACATACTCAATAGAAGAATATGATACAGTATCAGTTCCCTTATTTGATATGCAACCAGGTGATGTATTTGTTGAAGGAGGTTTTCCTGGACATGCAATGACTGTTGTAGACATGGCAGAAGATATGGAGAACGGACATAAAATATATATGTTAGCTCAAAGTTATATGCCAGCACAAGAACAACAAATAGTTTTGAATCCATTAACTAAAGATGTATGGTTCTCATTAGATGATATGAATTATATCATAACACCAGAATATACATTTACACCGGATCAATTAAGGAGATTTAAAAAATAAAAGTACCACAGGTGAGCCACTAACAGTACCAGTAGTTATATTAGTTATATATACTAGTAGATAGGCCTTGTTTAAAACAGTAAATGGTTGATTGAGTGGTAACCAGAAATCAGTAATACATTCTTCCCTTTTCATACTTGTTACGGGAAGTTTGTAGCTGATTTTAATTATAACCAAAGGTTTTTTAATTAACTTCTGGATATAACCAAAAGTTAATTATAACCATATTAGTAGAGACCCAACCCTCTGCTCCCCAACTTTATTTAGTGAAATCCTTAAAAAATTAATTCGTATGTCAGAAACATATCAAGTATCAAAGAAAATAATAAATAGAATATTCAAAGATTTAATAGATACTACTGCAATAAATGAAACAGAAAACATTGATGCTATATTAGATCTATTCTTAAATGAATTAGATCAACATGTTATGGAATGTATTATACATCTTATGATGAGTGATACAAAGTATGAAGTGTTAAGTGTAGGAGACTATGTAAAGTTAAAACCACCAAACTATCATATAGGAACTGAATATGAAAAAGATGTTCTTATAGAGATGGGATTAGTACCTAATGTAAGTATGGTCTATGGAATTGTTAAATCAGATAGTTCATGGTCAACATCAACTCCTTTCAATCCTTTTTACAGAAGTATCAAGATTAATTTAATGTATCATGATTCTGATGGTGGTATTAAATATAAAGAAGATGAATTTAATCCTCTTATGTTAACCAAAGTTAATAAAGAATCAATCAAATATTTTAATTCAAGTAATGAAACTCCTTCTAAAGAAGAGGTAGAGTTATTAATCACACCTCAAGAAAATGTCTAAATTATCAATTTCAATTATTAAACAGGAACACTCTAAATATAAGAGTAAAACAAATTTTGGTGCTTATATGTGTGTTAAATATAATCTTAATGACGCAGCTTTAGCAGATGAAATAGATGTTAATATGGCTTTGTTGAGACTTATGAAAGATCATGTATATACTGAAAAAAAATAGATTTGGAATAGTTAAACATGAAGTTATTACTGATCCATGTTTATCTGTATCTGCAAAAGCACTTTATAGTGTATTATGTTGTTATGCAAACAAAGACAGAATATGTTGGCCTTCTATTAGCACATTAGCAGATGACCTTGACTCAAGCCAATCTAGTATAAAAAGATGGTTAAAAGAGTTAAAACATTACAATTACATAAAAAGAATTGGTAGAAAGCTAACCATAAGATAGAACGTTAGCTATATATATGCAATTTAATTTTGTGCACAGATCATAATTCATTTAATTATTCTGATTCAGAAGAAGTTATATCGTTATCTTTACAATAATAAAATAAGATAATGATAATACAACTTCCTAATGGTCGTATAATAGAATGTTCAGTTGAACAATACTTATCACTAAATGATGATGAGTATAGAGACTTGAATGGTCTTAGCACAGCTTATACCAAGGAAGTGGGTGATCCATTTTACAATAGTATTTACAAAACTAAATCTATGCCTGAGTTCATTGAAACAGAAATGATAGAAGAGCATGAACCGGCTTTAGATGAGTTTACTGCTGTTGAAAAATTAGATGATCCGTATTTCCATTCAGATGATATCTAAAATCATCAATTAATTATTTTATTCACCTTTAAATTTTAAAAAAATGCAAAATCAAGTAAACATCCAAGCGGATGACATGGGTAATGTTGTACGTTTATCAAAAAACAATTCAGATTATGGCTTTATCAGATTAACACAAGATAGAGTAATTATTAACAGTAACAATTTTGTTAATAATAAGCAAGTTAGCACATTAATTGCTGGAAAAGTAGAAGATCTTCAAGCGTTAAACCTTAAAGCAAAATCAACAATGCCAGGAAAGATAATTGTTAAGGAACAGTTATTACCTTTTAATGAAGTTAACCCGGACATTACTTTAAAATATGCAGGTACAACAGGTATCATATGCTGCGTAGATGGACAACCTATTTATAGGAAAACATTTTTTGTATCAGATACTGATGCTCAAGATATATTACTTGCACATACTAATGGAGATGACATTAAAATTGCAAATGGTCAATTTACAGAAACCAAAGTTAATAAAACCGTTCAACCAGCAGAAGCATTTGGTTTAGAAAAGGAAAAAACTGAGGACATTGAAGTAGTTAGTGAAGAAGTTGTAGAAGAAGTTGTAGAAGAAGCTGAAACTTTTGAGCTATAACAAAATTGTTATAAGGCTGGGGTATAACAACCTCAGCCTAAATAACATATCTTTTATTAATCTCTAAAACAACAAGTATGCTATCACAAGAACAACTGCAAAAAATTGAGTTAGGACACAATGAGTCTAAACTTAGTCAACGTGCTGAACGTTATCAATATCTGGGTATATTAGATGAATATCAATTACACCCACCATCAATCATTAATTCATTCAAGTATTCAAAATTAAATCCATATCAACACTTTTTATTTAAAAGAGTATTACATGGTCTTAATGTTTACAAACCAGAAGAGGTACAAAAACTACACTGGGATAAAAGAAGAAGAATATCTAAAGTATGGAAAAGGTCACAAAAAGAACTCAATCATTGGAAACAAACTCTTTGTAATAAAAGAATTAATTCTTACCTTAGAAAAACTTTTAAATGCTCTCCATTAGCACTGTATATTGCAAATATACCAGCTGAAGAAACATTAGATGATTATAATAACACTATGACTTTCAAAGAGTTAGGTATTACTTATGAAGATGTTATTTTAAAGTTTATGTCTCTTGGTCTATTGCCAAGAAACTTCTTTACTATAAAACCAAATGTCAATTAAAAAGTATTCTAACAAAATGGCTAAAACAAATGCTTCTTATGCAAAACTGCGTAAGGAGTACTTGTCTAACCATCCGGTATGTCATGCTAAAATACATCAATGTACTATCCGTGCTACTGATGTTCATCATAAACAAGGGCGTGGTATTCATCATTTAAATGTAAATACTTGGCTACCTGTTTGCAGGAACTGTCACATGTGGATAGAAGAAAATCCTACTGAGTCATATGAACTTGGTTATTCAACTTTAAGATCTAAATAAAACCTTATGGAAAATAAATTTAATTATGAAAGAGCACTTACATGGTTCATAATATTACTAATAACTTGGATATTATGGTCTAGTATAATAAGCGCATTCCTATGAACAATAGAGAAATAGTACAAAATGATGCATTAACCGTTGCATTAGAAAACAAAAGATGTGGTTTAGGTATTTCTATGGGTGTAGGTAAAACAAGAATTGCAATACAACACCTGCAAAAAAACTTTAATCCATTTGTACAAGCTTTAGTAGTTATACCAAAACATTCAGTAGCACAGGCGTGGATAGATGAATTAGAAAAGATGAACTTATCAAGTTTAGTTAAACATATAACGTTTACTACATATTTATCATTAAAAAAACACAATCCTAATGAGTTTGATTTAGTATATTTAGATGAATGTCATTCTCTTAAATATTCACATGAATTGTTTTTGGCTAATTTTACCGGTAAGATCTTAGGATTAACTGGTACACCACCAAAGCATATAAAGTCTGAAAAAGGAATGCTTGTTCAAAAGTATTGTCCAATCTTATATAGTTTTGACGTAGACAGTGCAGCTGATTCAAATATAATTAATGATTATAAAATAGTAATACATTATTTAGAGCTATCAAAGTTACCTACTTTAAAAAAGAAAACTAAAGCAGGAGGACATTGGTATACTACAGAGAAGAAAGATTATGACTATGTAACGTCTAGAATAGCTGATGCAATGACTGATAAACAAGAACAGTTTGGAAGAATAATGCGCATGAGAGCCTTAATGGATTATACAACTAAAGAGCTTTATGTTAAAGGGTTATTAAAAAATACTAATGATAAATGCATTGTATTTGCTAATACCATGAAGCAAGCAGATAGAATTTGTAAATATAGTTATCATTCTAAAAACAAAAAATCTGATGAAAACTTAGAACTATTTTCTGATGGAAGAATAAATAGTCTTAGTTGTGTATTACAATTAAGTGAAGGTATTTCTATATCAAATCTTAAGCAAGGTATTATAATGCATGCTTATGGTAATGAAAAGAAAACAGCTCAGAGAATAGGTAGATTACTTAGACTTAGTCCAAGTGAAGAAGCTATATGTCATGTATTGTGTTATAAAGGAACACAAGATGAAAAATGGGTCAATTCAGCTTTACAAAGTTTTGATTCAAATAAAGTATTTATATTTAATCCACTAAAACAATAATCAATGAACATTTTATTTTTAACATCTTTGTCAATAGTATCAATAGTAATTTTATTATATTTTGCTTATAAGATAGGTAACCGTGTAGGTAGAGAAACTCTTGTAGATAAACTTAATGAGTTAACTCAGCGCAATCTTTTACTTCATAAAAAAACATGCTTTAAAGATATTATATAATGGGAACAGCAATTTTATGGTTCTTACTTGCAATAGGAGTTGCAATGATAGGAAAAGCAATTGGAAAATATTTTTGGCCTGAAGACTGGCCGGATGAAAACTTTTAAAAAAAAACACAATGGGAAAAATGAAAGAAGTATTTATGGATCAATTTAATAATGAGTATCAAGGTAGTCATGATGCATTTATTCATGGGCTTGCTCAGGCTAGCATAGAAGAGTTTATAAAAGATGAAGACACTCCATGTCCAAATTGTAATAACTTTAGCTTAGAACGCAATGAAAGTGAAGCAGCATGTACTAACTGTGGTCAAGATTATATATTAATAGGATCATCATTAAGATTTAAATAATGCCACATTTTAGAACAACTATAAATGGTATGTTTATGGAAGTAACATATACATATCATAAGGGAGAAGAAGAAGTTCATACAGAGTCTAATGGTGACCCAGGAACACCTGGTTATCCTGATACAGTAACAATTGATGAAGTATGGACTTATTTACCAGATATGTCAGATAATGATATAGGAGTAAATATTATGGATATAATATATAACTTTGAAGGTGACTTAATTGAAGCACTAGAAAATGAAATACTAAGCAAATGACTAAGAGTAAAAAAACTAGACAGTATAGAAGTAACCAAGGAAGATCTCCTGAAGCTATGGAAAAAACTTATCAAGGGTGTTTTTGGACTATTATAATAGGTTTTGTAGTAGTTATTATCTGTATGATTTATAATTTTATAATTATATGAAAGATAGTCTTTTTATAAAAGCCACAATAAAGGAAGGAGAATTACACTTCCCTATAAAAGCTATAGGAACTAAGTACAAAAAGTTTCTATCACAATTACCTGATGATTCTAAAATAGAAATATTTATAGGTGTTAGTGGAGATAAAGGAACTAATCCTCAATTAGCTAGACTTCATGCTATGATTAGAGAAATAGCACAAGAAATTGGCTACACTTTTGTAGAAGCCAAAATTGAAGTAAAAAGAGCTGCAGGATTATGTTTTGTAAGAGACAAACAAGAGTATTGTAAATCTTTTGGAGACTGTGATAAAGATGAGTTAAATTTAGCAATTCAAGCTTGTGTTGAAATAGGAGACTTTAATGGAATGCAACTAAGATAGTTTATTTAACTATCTTAAGTTTGCTTTCTAAATCTTTTAGTTTATCACTTATATCTTTACCAGATTTGACCATTTCAGTCATTTCTTTTAAGTCTTCTTTAGTTGCAGTTGTTTTTGTTTCTATTTCAAGACCTTGCTGTTTAGCTTTATATTTCATTTCTTGTAATAAAGAAAATAAAGTATAAATTTTAGCTTCCCATTCATCAAGTTTAGGCATAGCTTCAGTTTCTTCTTTAGTAAGTACTTCACCTTTGTCTATTCTTGTACCAGCAGTAACAATTTGATCAAACTTTTTAAAAGTTTCACCAACTGTTTGTATTCTATCACTTGACAAAATTTCATGTTGAATAATGTTTTGAAAAGATGTAATATAAACAGTAGAACATTCAATACCAGTTATTGTTTTTGAATGATCATATGTGATGTAAGTTTGCAGTGTTTCAGACATAATAATTAATTTTAATATACAAATATAGTATAATTTATGGAAAAAATTCAAGTAGACATAAATAATCTTAGAGAAAGTTTAAACAATAATCTAAAATCAAGCGGGTGGGATACAATGTTATCACCATATGTAAATGGTTTAAGTTTTGACCACATTATAAATACATTAGTAGATAATGTTAATGATGGAAGAAGGTTTACACCTCAGTTCAAAGATATATTTAATGCATTTTATGAATGTCCTTATGATGATCTTAAGATTGTTATAGTAGGACAAGACCCATATCCTCAATTAGGTGTGGCTGACGGAATAGCTTTTAGCTGTAGTAAAAAACACAAAACAGAAAAATCATTGCAATATATTTTTAAAGCTCTTTATGGAGAACATGAAAATTATGATAATGATTTAAGACGCTGGTCTAACCAGGGTGTACTTTTAATTAATACGGCATTTACTTGTCAAGTTAATAAAATAGGTTCTCATTATGGTATATGGAAAAGTTTTACTGAACACCTTTTTGATAATTTAAATAAGCATAAGCCTAACATTATATTTATATTAATGGGTAAGAAAGCAGAAGCATGGTTACCTTTGATTCCTAATCAATTAGTATTTAAAGTTCCTCATCCAGCATCAGCTGCATATAGAGGTGGAACATGGGATCACAATGGTGTATTTAATAAAGTAAATATAGCATTAGAAAAGCAAGATAAAACTTGTATAAATTGGTAATAATAGTTACATTTGTGTAACTACAATAATATTTAAATGACTGATAATCAAAAGATTGAACAGAAAATTAAACAAATAACTCAGATAAAAAAATTTAAGTTAGAGTTCTATAAAGAACATGATATAAAGCTTTTTATACTATCACCTAAAACAGATAATCAACATGCTTGTACATTAGAAACATACAAGGCGTTAACTATGTTATCTATTGTTGAAGACCATCCAAAGTTTAAAGATTATAATTTTGATACAAGATCAAGAGAGCGTGATTTTATAATGTATATACAAGTAATGAGTTTTTTAGCTAATAATGATGGTTACTCTAAAACTGCTATTGGTGAAGCAATTAACAGAAATCATGCAACTGTTATAAATTCTTGTAAAATAGTAAGTAATGCTGTTTATACTAAAGATGAAAACTTTACTAGAATACTTAAAAAATTACAAAACAAAATAGATAATTATGTGGGACTTATTACAGAAGATATTGAAAGAGAAAATGACACCAAATCAGTGCCTGATCCTATTTGGAATGAAGCAAGGCATTTCTTGGCCTCAAACCAGTAAACTTGATGTTGAAGAATTACAAACATTAGGTTTTCTAGAATTTGTGGATGATAAATATATAATGACACCAACAGCTAAACTATTTTGTGTTAAGCTAGATAATTATTTTGTCAAAGCTAAAAAGAAAACTGATATACAACTCATGGGTAAAGATTTTCTTGATAAAATTCACACCTACAGAGAAATATTTCCTGCTAAGAAGCTACCAAGTGGTAATCCAGCAAGAAATAATGTAAAAGCATTAGGAGAGAACTTTAGATGGTTCTTTGAAACTTATGATCATACATGGGAAGACATTATTAAAGCTACCAAGATGTATGTAAATGAGTACAGAGATGCTGATTATCTATATATGCAAACTAGTCAATACTTTATATCTAAACAAGATAAACATAAAGTTAAACATTCCAGATTAGCTGATTATTGTGATATGATTGTTGATGGAGTAAGTACAGAAGATGAACATTTTAAAGAAACAGTAGTATGACACCAAGTAAAGTAAATACAGTATTACAAAAATTAAATTTAGTTTTAGAAGATTTTCAAATGTTAAGAGATGGTTCTTGGAGCCCTGAGACTGACAGTTGTGAAGCTAGTATAGATAATATAACAGATGTAATAAATATAATAGAAAATGGGTAAAACTGATAAATCATGGGTAGGACAACATGCTGCATTTAGTGAAGCATTAAAATATATGAGTGCTAGGTCTAAAGGTGAAGAGAAATCTATATATACACCTTGGCCTAAGTTTAATGACGCTGCTACTGATGGTTTAGAATGGAATACTTTAACTGTAATTGGTGGTAGACCTGGATCAGGTAAAACGCTAATTAAAGATCAAATTATTAGAGAATCATTTGCTTTAAATCCAAATGATGACTTTAGAGTATTAGAATTTCAATTTGAAATGGTTGGTAGAACATCAGCTATTAGAGAGTTTAGTTCTATGACTGGTAAAACATACAAAGAACTATGTAGTGCAGGTAGTATATTACAACCTGATGTATTAAACAATTGTTTACAGTATGCTAAAGAAAGAGTTAAGAATCCAGTAGATATTATTAGTACACCATTAACAGTAAATCAAATGCGTGAACAAGTTGATATGTATATGGAATTGCATAAAGGGAAAAAAACAATAATAACTTTAGATCATACTATGTTGGTTAAAAGAGCACCTTATCAAAACAATACATTAGATATGATGTTTGAGCTTGGTGAATTTTTTACTCAGTGTAAAAGAGATTATCCTTGTTTATTTATTGCTTTATCACAACTTAATAGAAACATAGATAACCCGGACAGGGCTATAGATGGTAAGTATGGTAATTATATACTTGAATCAGATATATTTGGATCAGATGCAATGTTACAACATGCAGATATGTTAATAGGTATTAATAGGCCGGCTAAACAAAAGATTAGGTTCTATGGGCCTGATAGGTATATCATAGAAAATGATAGAACATTAGTATTACACTTTCTTAAAGCAAGAAATGGTGATGCAAGAATGAGTTTCTTTAAAGCTAAGTTTGAACAAATGCAAATTGAGGAGATGAATACACCGGGTCAACAAGAACGTAGGTAATTGCTCACCCAACCCAACTGCTCCCCAACTATATAATACATATATATATGAAAAAATATAAAAATGAATACACAAAATATAAATAAAAATAAAATGGGATTAACACCACAGCAACGTAAAGAGAAAGTTTTAAACTTAAAGACAATGCATGAAGATTATTTTCAAACAGAAGGTAAAATTAATGCATTATATATACCTAAGATGGCGTATAGACCATCAGGAAAAGATGAATTGCATGTATCATTTTTTCCTAGTGAGCTTGAAAAAGAATCAGATATATACACAGAGTTTGTAAGTATAGATTATGACTCTGAAGATCCAAAAAGAACATTATATCTTTTACATTATAATCCACATTGGAAATCTGAGTATGAACTTATTACTTCTAACTCAGGATTTCAAAGACACCTTATACCGGTTAGTGAATTAAAAGTAATAAATGATATTACTAGCAAAAATATTAAGTTGCCTTTGTTAAAAGAGAAGCTGAATCTTGGCATGCAACAAAAAAAATTAGAACTTTTTAATATAGCTGATCCAGAAGCAACAACATCATCATTAACAGTGGATAAGTTAGAAGAAATTAATCAGACATTAATAACATTAACAAAAGTAATAACTAAATTAATCAAGTAAACATGGCACAAAGCGTATTAGTAATTGCTGATTCAGGTACCGGAAAGTCTACCTCAATCAGAACATTAAATCCAGATGAGACTTTCATTATAAATATTGCAAACAAACCTTTACCATTCAAAGGCTATAAGAGTATGTATACTCAGATTAGTAAAGAAAATCCAAAAGGAAATTTAACATCAGCAGCTAGTGCTCCTGGTATTATTAAAGCAATGAAGCACGTTAGTGATAAAATGTTACAGATCAAAACTTTAGTTGTAGATGACTGGCAATATATGAGTTCTTTTGAATACTTTGACAGAGCTAATGAGAAAGGTTATGATAAGTTTACTCAAATTGCAGCTAACCTTGCCATGGTGGCAAAGTTGCCTAAAGATTTAAGAGATGACTTAACTGTAATCTTTTTAACACATTCAGAAGATTCAACTGATATAAACGGTAACAGAAAAATTAAAGCTAAAACTATTGGTAAAATGATAGATAATACTTTAACTTTGGAAGGCCTATTTTCCATTGTGCTATTTGGAAAAGTAAATAAAAATGATGATGGTGAACTCTCATATGGTTTTGAAACCCAAAACTCAGGAGAGAACACATGTAAATCGCCAATGGGTATGTTTGAGGATTCTTTTATCCCTAATGACCTAGCGTATGTAAAAGCATGCATGCAAAAATATGAAGAATAATCTATTAATTAAAAATCAAAAATTATGTTAAGTACTAAAGACATGTCTGCAGGGTCAGGCAACACAAAACCAGTAATTTCAGTAGGTAATCAAAAAGTTAAAATTAATTCTATATCATTTGATCCAACACCATATGATGCTGAATCTTTTAATATTGTATTAAATGTAGAATCTGAACCTATAACAGGTGAATTTAATGGCTTCTCAAAGGATATGAATAATCCTAATAGTGAGCGTTATCTTGGCCAAGTAGGTAGAGTTAGATTTTCACAATACCCATATAAAGATGCTATATTACCATCAGGTAGAGAAATCAGTAAAGATACTGAGGTATTAAAAGGAATGGTATATTTAAGTGAAGTTCTTAATAAAAGAGAAGCCTTAGATAAAATAGAAGCAAATACTATTGAGCTTTTTATGGATGAGTGTAATAAATTATTTTCTAATAGTGAGTATATTAATGCTTGTATAGGAGGCCGTGAGTGGGAAAATAAAGAAGGTTATATAAACTTTGATTTATATTTACCTAAAATGAGTAAAGAAGGTATACCTTTAGAAGCTATAGATAAAGAAAACTCTAGGTTATTAACTTATGATGAAAATAATAAAAATCATTTAAGAAAGATCCAAACGCAAAACGCACCTACAACTACAAGCTTTGAACCAGCTACAGCTACAGGTGATGACTTTGATTTATAATTAGTTAATTTAAGTAATGATAGGGGTGTGTCTGCATAGTGTTTCCGAAAGGACCTGGCAGCACCCCTTGATTTATTTTAAAACAATACACTGAATGTTTAACACTAAAAATTTAGTAAGAGAAGGCTCAGATGTACCAAGCTACTGGGCGTTTCAGTATTATTTAAATCTATCAGAAACTTTAACAGGTCAAGATGTTAAGATTAAATCTATATTTAATCCTAATGAGAAGACTCCTAGCTTTTGTATATATGTTGATAAAAACATTATGCAATATAAGTTTAAGGATTTTTCAACTGGTAAGATGGGTAACAAAACAGATTTAGTTATGGCTATGTTTGATATATCATATACAGATGCTATGAATAAAGTAGTAAATGATTATAATATACATATTAAATCTCCGGATTTTAAAGAACAAACATTTAAACCTGTAGTTAAATGGAAAATAGATTATATAAAAACTAGAGATTGGACAATAGAAGATAAAAAGTTCTGGTTGTCTTTTAGAATTGGTAAAACAGTTTTAGAAGAATATAATATAAAACCTATTGAGTACTATAATATGGCTAAAGAAGATAACGGTGAGTTTAGATCTTTACAGGTAGGTAGTAAATGGTGCTATGGATACTTTGATAAAAATAATGAAGTTTATAAAATATATCAGCCATTTAGTAAAAAACACAAATTTCATAAAGTTAAATCTTATTTACAAGGAGTTGACCAATTAAAATATAACCAACCATATCTTGTAATATGCTCATCATTAAAAGATGCAATGTGTTTAAAAGGAATGGGTTATAATTTAGAAGTATTAGCACCTGATAGTGAAAATACAATGATAAAGCCTCATGTAATTGCTATACTTAAAAAGAAATACAAGAAAGTAATAACTCTCTTTGATAATGATGAGGCTGGCCTTAAAGCTGTTGAAAGATATGCTGATGCATATAAAATTAACGGTTTTGTACCAACTATATGTAAAGACATATCAGATGCTATGAAGTTACATGGGTTTGATAAAGTTCATGCAATGCTAAAACCTTTATTAAAAGAAACATTAAATAAATAATATGGAATTACACAAAGTACCCAACAATAGTAGAATAAAGATAGTTACCAAAGATAAGGTACCACCCGGAGCTCCTCCCGTTGATGAAGGAGAAGAACTTAACTTTAGATCTATAGATGGAATGTATAGTTACTGTACCAGAGACAATGGTGAAGTAGTACATTTAGTTGCATGGACTGATGTAGAAATAATTGAAGATTATGAAAAATAAAAAATGGTTTATACCAGGATCAGTACCAAGTAGTAAGAATGGCCGTAGATGGACAGGTAAATACTTTATTGCTAGCAAAACAGTAATGAATTATAGAAAAAAAGCTAAAGATTATTATGCAAAATATCATGATGAATTTAAGGCTGAACTAGCTAAACATGATTTACCAGCTAAAATATCTTTTGAATTTATAAGAGGTACACGTCATAAATTTGATTATATTAATCCTGCACAGACCGTGCAAGATGACATGGTTAAAGCAGGTTGGATTGAAGATGATAATGCAGAATTTATTCTACCTGTCTTTGAACAATATACATATGATAAATCTAATCCAGGAGTATGGATTGAAATACTAGAAGATGAAAATAATATCAAGTCAGGAATTATTACAGATAGTACAGATGATCAAAAGCAAAAACAATGAAGATGTTGAATTAGCTCTGACACTTTACAAAAATTTAGATATAGCAGATAGAAATATTACTAATAGATTAATTGCAAAAGCATTAGTCTTTGATAAAAGGGCAACCTTTTATAGTAGTATTGATACTACATATACCTATAAAGAATTATTGACATGTAACTTAACTACTCTTATAAAAAATTCTAAATCAGCAACAAATTTATATTTATCTATTTTAAAAGAAATAACATGATAGTACAAGAAAAGGTTGCTAGGACAACCAAAAGTTTAATATTTACAGAGCCCTTTTACGGGCTCTTTTTAATTGGTATCAATAAAGAATACACTGAACGTATACCTACAGCAGGTGTAAGTAAAAATGGTATTGGTATGCAGTTGACAATAAACCCTGAGTTCTTTATGAACTTAAGTGAGGACCATAGATATGGATTAATAAAACATGAGCTATTGCATATTGCATTTGGTCATTTATTATTAAGAGATCTGTATTCTGATCATAAACTATTTAATATAGCCGCTGATCTAGAAATAAACCAGTACATACTGGAAAGTAAATTACCTGAAGGTGGTTTATTATTATCAAGTTTTCCTGAATTAAATCTTCCTGTTAAAGCAGGTACTAAAAAGTACTATGAATTATTAGAAGAAGCACAAGGAAGTGGGGAATGCCCATCATTAGATAGCTTAATGGACCAGATGAAAGGTGATAGCCCATATTGTCATAGCACATGGAATGATTTTGAAGAGTTACCTGAAGCGGATAAAAAGTTAGTTCAAAAACAAATTGATCATCAACTTAAAGAAGCTACAGAACAAACTGAAAAGAAATGTGGTGATATACCAGGAGAACTTTCTGATTTAATAAGTAGACTTATGCATATTGATCCACCTAAGTTTAATTGGAGAGCTTACTTAAGAAGATTTGCAGGTAATTCTAGTGTTGTATATACTAAAAAACTAAGACGTAAATATAATAAACGTTATGCTGCAAGTCCAGGATTAAAGATTAAATTTAAGAATCATATACTTGTTGGTGTTGACACAAGCGGATCTGTAAATAATGATGAGCTTAAAGAGTTTTTTAGTGAATTAACTCATATGCATAAAACAGGTCATAAAATTACAGTTGCACAGTGTGATACACAACTTAGAACAGTAGAAGAATTTAAACCTAAGAAAGATTGGGAAATACATGGTCGTGGTGGGACAAGTTTCCAACCAGTTATTGATCACTACAATGAAAAAGGTATTTATACCGCATTGATATATTTAACAGATGGTGAAGCATATGCTCCAGAAAAATGTCCTAATAATGCCTTATGGGTACTTAGTAGTATATCTGATGTAAATGATGATTTACCAGGACAAGTAATTAAATTAAATTAAAAATAAAAATGGCACAAGTAAATTTAAATGTAACGGAATTAAAAGGATTTGTAAATCATATAATTACAAATAACAGGTACTTACAATCCAATGGAAAAAGTCCAGTATCAGTTGAAGTAGTAGGTGAATCAGGTATTGGTAAAACATCTACTATTGTAGAATTAGCACAAGATAATAATCTAAAATTTGTTAAATTAAACTTAGCTCAGATAGAAGAGTTAGGTGACCTAGTGGGTTTTCCTGTACGTCAATTTCAGATGTATAAAGAAAAAATAGTTAACGTCCCAACTAAGAAATTAGATGACTTGTCATATACTGCAGCACAAAGATCTGCCGCTTCAGCAGATTTAGCTAACATGCCTGCAACAATAACTAAAAAAGTTGGTATGTGGGTTGATGAACTTGCTGTACAGGAATATCTTAAAACAGGATACAAGATGACAGGGAAGAATAGAATGTCTTACTGTGCACCAGAATGGATTGCAGATGCTAAAGAAGGTGGTATACTATTATTAGATGATTGGAATAGAGCTGATACAAGGTTTATTCAAGCAGTTATGGAATTAATAGATAGACAAACTTATATTTCATGGTCCCTTCCTAAAGATTGGCATATTATATTAACAGCTAACCCGGATAATGGTGACTATATGGTTAACAGTGTAGATAGTGCACAGAAGACTAGATATGTAACTGCAAATCTTAAATTTGATGTTAACGTATGGGCTGAGTGGGCGGAAAGTGCAAGTATAGATACAAGATGTATTAACTTTTTATTATTACATCCTGAGCTAGTAACACAAGAAACTAATGCAAGATCTATTACAACATTCTTTAATGCAATATCTAGTTTTGATAGCTTTGAAGATAACTTATCATTAATTCAAATGATTGGTGAAGGTTCTGTAGGTGATACATTTGCATCTATGTTTACTACTTTTATTAATAATAAACTGGACAAATTAGTAACACCAAAAGATTTATTGACTCATGAAAATGAATCATATATTCTTGGTGAACTTAGAAGTTGTGTAGGGCAAGATGATACTTACCGTGCAGATATTGCTGCAACGTTAGCTACAAGACTTGGTAATTTTTCAGTTGTATATTCTAAAGAAAGTTCAGTGACTCAGAAAATTACTGATAGATTAATATCTTTATGTACTAAAGATTATTTTACTAATGATCTTAAGTATTTAATTGTACGTACTATCTTTAATGGTAATAAACAGAAGTTTAACAAAATGATGATGAATCCAGCAATCATTAAAATGACAATGAAATAAAATGGCAAATAAATCAGTATATCAAGATTTTGATGCTGATGCTTTAACTTACTTTGGATTAGAGAAGGACACTATTTATGGTGTCCTTTCTAGTTCCGGGGTAGTTGATAAAGTATTATGTACTCAAGATCAAACAACATATGAAAAACTACAAACTATATTAACAGTACCAACAGAAGATGGTATTACTTTTAGAACCAAAAAGAAAGCTTTTATATTACCTAAGTGTAATGTATCTCAAGATAGATTAAAAGCAGCTCTTAGAGAGCACAGTATAACTGTAACAAATGATTATACATTGGCAGATTTAATTATAGGACATGAAGATATATCAACTTACCGTTTAGAAAATGCAGAGAATATACCTTCTACTATAATGATGAATAAGATATGGAACTATGAAACTACAAAAGGTAGAAACACTGCAACACATCCTAAAGAAATAGCAATAGTTAATTCAGGCCTTGAAGTTTTATTAACTCCTAAGCTTACAGAAAGTGTAAGGTATTATGATTTGGATATTGAAAATAGTCTTTATGATGAGTGGATGTTAACAGGGATGGCTATAAACTTAGCATATCTTATTGATACAACTAGTGTAAGTGTAATTGATCCTGAAACAGTATTATATAGTTCTGCTAATAAAACGGTTCTTGATGAACAACTTCTTAGTGATTTACAAGTACAATTAAATTCTCATGGTGATGATAAAGCTTTGGCTCTTAAAATTATACCTACTATAGATTATAAACAAAACTATCATTTACTGTGGCAGTTTGCGCAAAATTGTAGTAATATAACTTATGCTAACAATAGAGATAAAGACTTGCAATACTGGTTAAGTGAATCTAACTTTGTATCTTTTGAAAGAAAAAGTGCTCAGAGTATGATATTATGGTTAGAAGAAAATGGAAACTTATGCAAAACTACCTTTAGATATCTAGAGCCAATGGTAAGAAAAGAAATATCAATTAATAATAGGGACCTTTATACATTTAAAGTAGCTGTTAAAAAAGAATATCAAAAATATATGAAAAATGATTTATAAAATAACATTACCCCAATTAGTAGATAATAAAAAAAAATATAATGCAAGTGATATAGAAATAGATCACGTAGGATATTTTATTGGAACAACATTGTCATATAGATATGATGGTCTTGATGCAAATGATTTAAAAGAGTTTGGCTTAGTATTGGAAGATAAAAAAACTATAAATCTACAAGATAAAACTGTATATAGATTTCCTAAGTTAAATCTTCCTAGACAAAAATTTGAATTGTTAAAAGAAAAATATAACTGTAAAGTAATAAGAAATAAGGAAAAAGCTGAGATTTTAATTGTTTCTCCAAAGTATGTAAATAGTTTAGTAAAGACAAATTATCACAGGTCACGTGATCTTAATCAATATTTTAAACTTTTAACTTCATTGAAACAGTCAGATCTACTAAGTGAATGTGCTGTAAATAAATTTAATGATTTCTTTCAGGATCCTGAAAAGTTTATACCTGGCTCAAGAATTGATGTTTGTTTTTCATATGCTGGTTATCATTCAACTAAGGGTGTAATAGAAGCAAAGAGAGAAGATATAGTACATAAATGGAAAGAAGATATAAATAAAAACCTTCTACCATCTGCAAATGATTTAAGAGATGTTGTAATAGAGTCAGAATCTGATTTTGAACAATGGTTATTTTTACAAGATAACTCACGTACAATAATATTAGATGAAGATGTTATGAATCTTACTAATGAAGGATTAGCAATTATACCAAATGATGAGTATAATACTATACATTCTATGCTTACTAGTACTGATCAAGAAACAAGAAGTTTGTGTGTAGAAATGATAGCTAACTGCAATGTTAATGAATCTTTTGATGTAGTTGCTACATTATTTTATTGGCATTATGATTGGTTTAAAAATTCAAATAATTGGAATACTGTGAATGTTAAAGCACTTCGTCAAGCATTAAAAGAGTTTGGAGGTGTTAATCATGAAAACCATAGTATATACCAATACAATCAGTTTATATCAAAAATGATTAATAGAGGTAAATTGACTAAGTTTGTATTTGAGAATACAAGAAAAAGATTATATACTAAATTAATAAATCAAATGGTAGGGCCTGGTTCTGAAATGTGGACTGTTAAAGAAATAGATCTTACACTTAGACCTGAAGAATTTAATAAAATAAAATTTAATGAAACAGAATAAACAGAAAGAAGAAGAGTTTTATGCTAAAGATTTTAACTTTAGTTATTCTTCTTTAAACAAATTATTATTTTCACCATCCTTGTTTTATAAGGACTATATATTGTGGGACCGTGAGCTTAGAACAGATAAACACCTTGTAGAAGGAAAGCTTGTACATTGTTTGTTGTTTGAACCAGAAAATGTTAATGAAAAGTTTAATGTTGCACCTGGTAAAAGTCCAAGTGATAATATCAGAAAAGTAATGAAAGATATGTCTCTTCATACTGATGCAGAAACATTAGAGTTTTGTGAATTTCAAGCTTTAGCATCACTAAAAACTTTAAATCTTTTTCAGTCTCTTAAAACAGATGAGCAAAGATTAAAAAAAGTAGTTAATGAAGATAATGAACCATATTGGAAATTTATAAGTAATAGTAATGTTGATGTTATTGACCAAGATACTTTATTAAGGTGTGAAGAAAGAGTTGAAATTCTTAAAAATAATAAAGATGTTATGTCTTTATTTGAAGAAGTAACTACAGATTTTGATTTAGATCCTATTGAAACACATAGTGAAAAATATCTTAAATCTAAGCTAAATGATTCATCTTTTGGTTTACATGGATATATTGATTATTATAAAGTAGATAGTGATAAAAAGCAGGTTACTATATGTGATCTTAAAACAACAGGTAAGACTATTTCTGATTTTAAAGATACTATAGACTTTTATAATTACTGGCTACAAGCTGCTATTTATATGAAGTTAGTTTATGATACTTTAGGTGTTGATGCAGATGAATATGATATGCTGTTTAAGTTTATTGTAATTGATACATATAACCAAGTTTATGTGTTTGATGTATCAAGAGAAACTATGGGTAGATGGGCTGATGGTTTTGGTGGTGCTATAAAAACTGCTGAATTTCATTACAACAGTAGAAATTTTTCATTACCTATAGAGTTTTTAACAAATAAAGTAACTTTATAATATGGCTAAAGTTTACACAGATTATTTTCAAAAGAGTAAAGTCTTTTTATATCCTTTATTAGGGTTTAGACAAGGTGTAAAACATGTCCCACAGCAAACATATATTGCTTGGGATAATGTTTACTCTTTGAATTCTTGTAGACTACTATGTGAATACAAAACTAAAATGGATATAGGGTTTAAAAGATTTTCTTTGGATTATCTTCAAAATCATCCTTTATATGAAGATCATGTAGAGCTATCAAATAATAAATATTTATACATTTTTAATTTAGAATCATTTAAACCGGACATGGAACGTTTCATACAAGGCATGTTCTCTCAGTTCAGTTTAGATACTAAAATAACTATATTAGATTTCTTTGGGGATCAAGGTAAGGCGGCAGAATACATACATACATTTTTAACACCTGATGATGGTTTTGAAGCATATGCATATCACTTAAAAGTTGATATTAAAACTATAGAAGCCATAGGAGAATTGTGTTCTAAACCAGATCTTAAGAAAGAAACATTAATTGATAATAATCATACATTACATCAATTATTAAAAAGAAGTTCCATATATTTGTCTAAATCAAAATAAAAATAAAATGACACAAATAGGTCAAAACATGATGTTAGTAAATTCTACGTTTAGAAATGCTAAATCATTTACATTAATTCCAGTGAGCATGGACTCACCGTATACAGAAGCTATGTTTGACCCTGCGTCAGGCATTTTAGCAGTCATCAGTAAAGTAATGAAGCAATCATATCATATGGTTCCTAAGTTAAATGATGACGGAGAACCTATGAGATTAAAAACTCCTAATCAACAAACAGGAAAAACTGTAAAAGAAGAAAGAAGATTGGTAGATACATTTTCTGAATTTTATTTAACTGAAAAAGCTGACATTGATACTTTTATTCACATGTTTGCAGTTAATGTAGAAACATTTGATTATTCAAAGTTTACAGAAGTTGATGTTAAAGAAACAACAGTTTCAAAAGTCATATTACCTGGTCAATAGTTTTGAGAGAATAACACCTTATTGACTAAAAAAAAGAAAGCTCATTGATTTGGGCTTTTTTTGGCACTAATATTTAAAATATAGACATGAGACATTGGGTAATGGATTATGAAACTCTTTATGATTGTTTTACTGGTGTTTTTGAAAATTATAAAACAACAGAAACTAAGATATTTGTAATATCAAGGTTAAGAAATGATCAGACAGAGTTCATAAGTTTTTTAAAAGAAAACATTAAAAATAAAGAGTGGCATATATCTTATAATGGTTTAGCATTTGATGCACAAGTCACTCACTATATACTAGATAATGTTAACAATTGGAAAGATAAAGAAGGTTTAGATCTTGATGGTCATTTAGTTGCTAATATTATTTATAAGTATGCACAAAGATGTATACAGAGATCAAACAATAAAGAATTTAGTGACTATCCAGCTTGGAAAATGAAAATGGGTCAAATAGACGTATTTAAACTTCATCACTGGGACAACCCTGCTAAACGTTCTAGTCTTAAATGGATACAGTATAGTATGGATTGGCAAAACATATTGGATATGCCTATTCATCATGAAACTGAAATTAGAACTCAAGAAGATCTAGACACTATATTAGAATACTGTATTAATGATGTCAAGTCAACTAAAGAAATCTATAACAGATCTAAATCTCAAGTAGGTTTAAGAAAAGAGTTGACCAAGACATATGATATTAATATGTTTAGTGCTTCAGAACCAAGAATCAGTAAAGAAATATTTGGTTATTACTTATCTAAAAATTTAAATATTCCTAAAAGAGATCTCAAACAAATGAGAACTTATAGGGATACTATAAAAGTAAAAGATATAATATTACCATATGTTTCATTTACATCTCCTGAGTTTAAACTTTTACATGAAAGATTTAAATCTCTTGAGATAGATGCATCTAAGTTAAAAGGTAGTTTTAAATACCATATTAACTATAAAGATGTGAAGACTCACTTTGGTTTAGGAGGTGCACACGGTGCTACGGCTAAAGGTATTTATGAAAGTACAGATGATATGTTAATTATGAGTTCAGATGTAACATCTTTTTACCCTAATTTGGCTATTAAGAATCAGTGGTCTCCAGGACATTTTCCAAAAGAAGCTTTTAGTGATCAATATGAATGGTTTTTTGAAGAGCGTAAGAAGATTCCTAAGAGCAATCCAATGAATTATGTATATAAGATTATACTTAACTCAACATTTGGTCTTAGCAATGATGTAAATAGTTTCTTTTATGATCCTGAATTATGTATGCGTATTACAATTAATGGTCAATTAACCTTGATGATGTTGTATGAGCAAATAATGGAGAGAATACCAGGTGCTATAGCTTTACTTCAGAATACTGACGGTGTAGAAACTATAATACCTAAACAGTACTATGAATTGTATATGGAAATATGTGAAGAGTGGGAACATACTACAAGTTTAAACTTAGAACATGATCAATACCAAAAATTGGTACTTTCAGATGTTAATAATTATATTGGTGTAAATAACTATGTTAATGTTGACATTACTAAGTGGAGAGAAGTTAAACAAAAACAGCCTCATTACCTATTTAAGGTAGATAATGACAAGTTTAGCTTTGCTCCTGTTAAACTTAAAGGACGTTTTGATTTTCAAGATTTACAATTACATAAAAATAAGTCTAAATTGGTAATTCCTAAAGCATTATATCAGTATTTTGTTAATGATGTACTACCTGAAGAGTATCTAGAAGAAAATAAAAATATTCTGGACTATTGTATTGGTGGGAAATCTAAAGGACAATGGCAACAAGTTGCACGTAGTATTGAAAATGGATCTTTTAAAGAAGAAAAGCTTCAAAAAATTAACAGATACTTTATATCTAAGCAAGGAGTTAAAATTATAAAAGTCAATAAAGATGATGCAAGAGAAATACAATTAGAAGCAGGCAGGTGGGTACAAACAGTCTTTAATAAGATGGATGTAAAACCTAAATGGGAACTATACAATATAGATAAGTTGTATTATCTTCAAGCCATTGAATCAGAGATCAATAATATATTATCAATAAATACAAATCAATTAAAATTATTTTAAAATATGTCAAAAGAAATAAAATTTAACGTAGAAGCCAGAAATGGTTTAAAAAATGGTGTAGATGCCTTAGCTAATGCAGTTAAGGTAACCCTTGGCCCCAAAGGTAGAAATGTAATTATTTCAAAATCTTACGGTGCACCTCAAGTAACTAAAGATGGTGTTACTGTAGCAAAAGAAGTAGAGTTAGAAGATCCTTTAGAAAATATGGGAGCTCAAATGGTTAAAGAAGTAGCTTCTAAAACTAATGACTTGGCTGGGGACGGAACAACTACAGCTACAGTATTAGCACAGGCAATTGTTTCAGAAGGATTAAAGAACGTTGCTGCAGGTGCTAACCCTATGGATTTAAAACGTGGAATAGATAAAGCAGTAAGTCTTATTGTTAGTCATTTAGAAAATATGACTATTTCGGTTGACAAGTCTTCTGATATGATTAGACAAGTTGCAAGCATTTCTGCTAATAATGATCATGTTATAGGAGATTTAATTGCAGTTGCTTTTGAAAGAGTTGGTAAAGAAGGAGTTATCACTGTAGAAGAGGCCAAAGGTATGGAAACATATGTCAATGTTGTAGAAGGTATGCAGTTTGACAGAGGATATTTAAGTCCCCACTTTGTTACCAATCAGGAAAAAATGACTGTTGATTTAGAAAATCCATACATTCTAATAATTAATAAAAAGATTTCTATAATGAATGACCTATTACCTGTCTTAGAGTTAGTAGCTCAAGCAGGTAAATCTTTATTAATTATAGCTGAAGATGTAGATGGTGAAGCATTGGCTACTTTAGTTGTAAACAAATTACGTGGTGGTTTAAAAATTGCTGCAGTTAAAGCTCCTGGTTTTGGTGAAAAAAGAAAAGGTATGTTAGAAGACATAGCAATTTTAACCGGTGGAGTAGTTATTTCTGAAGAAAGTGGTGTGGCTCTTGAAAATACTACACTAAATGAATTAGGTAGAGCTGAAACAATCACTATAGATAAAGAAAATACAACTATTGTAAATGGTTTAGGTGATGCTGACTATCTTGAAGAAAGAGTTTTGAATCTTAAGTTTCAAATTGATACTTGTGATAATGATAATGACAAAGAAGTCTTTCAACAACGTTTGGCTAAGTTGTCTGGAGGTGTTGCAGTTCTTTATGTTGGTGCCGCATCTGAAGTAGAAATGAGAGAGAAAAAGGATAGAGTAGATGATGCACTTGCTGCAACTAAAGCTGCTGTTGAAGAAGGTGTTGTTATTGGAGGTGGTGTTGCATTACTTAAAGCTAGTAAAATACTAAACCTAACTACTGATACTTTTAATGATGAAAGTACGGGTATAGATATTGTATCTAGAGCTATTGAATCACCATTTAGAACTATATGTGAAAATGCAGGAGTTAGTGCTGATGTAAAATTAGAAGGTGTTTTATCAAGAACAGATGGTTTTGGATATAATGCTAAAACTGATGAATACGTTGACATGTTTAAAGCTGGGATTATTGACCCTAAAAAAGTAACAAGAATTGCACTAGAAAATGCAGCCTCTGTTGCTGGTATGATCTTAACTACAGAGTGTGCATTAATTAAAACAGAAGTAGATCCAATGGGAGCTGTACCTGGAATGGGAAGTATGCCGGGAATGCCTTTTTAATAAATTA